TGGATTATCCATTACCAATGACCCAATGACCGTTGGATAATGACTAAATTTATATGGTAACTAGTCTGTCATTAAATCAGCCTCTTTAAACCTCCAGGATAAACTTTCAGTGTCTTGAAGTCATTTGAAGATGAAAAGATTTTGAAATTTTCCCAAGAACTTTATATAGAAGTGCTTTCAGGATTTTAGATTTACAAATTTTCAGATGATTTTTGATGAGATTTTTGAAATTTTAATAATTGGACATGTAAATTTCAAATTTTTTTAGATTTCAGGTATTCTTTGTACCATTTAAGAGAGGGGTGTTCCCAGAATAATCCTATATGATTAACTTTTTTAGTGGAGAAGTATAAGTTACCGATGATTTTTATCCATTTAACATAGAAGAGGAAACCCATATGAATGATGTATTTATCATTGTTATGAGAGTAACCAAAGCATAAGAGTTTCCATTTCCATGTATTCATTTAAATATCCTTTATTCTATCATGTAGGATAATCTACCTTGTTCGGATTTAACACTACCCATGGTGCCTTTACCATGTATCATTTTAATTTTATCGGAACTGCTATGGACCATGTTAAACACAACTTTACCTTTGGAGAATTCTGATTTTTTCAAATTAGCTTGGTAGAAGTTTTTATAACTTAGGGCTTTTTTAACTGCATCCATGATTTTGGAGTCTTTGTTCATGATTTCAGCAATATTCTGGCATAGGAAGTAAGTAAAAGAGTTTGGTAGTTTGGAGATGATATTTTTCATATTGGAGGTGATGGGCCATTTGATTTTGGGATCACTTACAACACTGATAAGATAATCTTCAACATCTGTTATTTTGTTAGTGGATAGGTTCTTGTATATGGAATAGGGGTTTTTGAGAGCTTTTTTACCTAGTTCATTGTTATTGATGTATGGTTCCATGACATAGCCAATGCCAGTGTGGTAGATGAATTCAAGGTTATCATAGTTACCGTGATCAACCATGAATTTTAGTATACCATTTGGAATGGAGATATCTTTGTTATTAAGTAGGATGGGCATAACATTACCATGGAAGGAGGCAGGGGCGCCTTTACCAGATTTGGATGAGATAGGGATAATGGAGCCATCAGTCATAGTGAACAGAGAGTCAACACCTTTGAATGAAGTGGAGGTTGGCATGATAAATTCTTTAACTTTTTTATTATCAAAGGGGTTGGAGCCTGTGATGGATGATTTTTCACCATTCATAGTGATTAAACCAATCATGATTTCACCAAGGTATTTAGCAACTTCATTTTTAAGTTGAGTGTTGTTATAATCACCCCAGTCAATGGTGCCATACTTATTGGATTTAATGTATCCAAGGAGGATATCTTTAAGATCATCTGGGATGGATTTAAGTTTTTGGATACCATCGTATAGGGATACTTTTAAGTGGTTGATATCATTGAATACTTGGGCTGAGAATGTGAGGTGGCCTATGGTAACAGTTTTACCAGAGCCACCGCCTAGAAGTTTAGTGGCCTGGATTCTTAATTGTTCACCACCTGTAGTGGTGACTTTTCTCAAGTTACTGAATGAGATGAATACAGGGAGGTTATTGTAAAGAATTTTGATTTTGGAGTTATAGGTATTGGTAATGGGTACAATGATGTCTGAGTCTGCTGGTATATCACCAATTTTTCTACCAATGGTGTCATACATGGGGGTTTTGGATTTAACGGTAGTTAGGACTTCTTTACCTTTGAAGTATTTTTCAAAGGAGGCTTCACCTTTAGTTGTTTCATACATAACATTTTCCTTTAGATATTGTTTAAATTTCATTTTATTTTCCTTTGATTATAATAACATTGACTTTTGAATAAAGTAAATGACACCACCATGTCCGAATTATAATGAGTCAATGATTTACTGGTTTAAAAATTTTTAAGTATGGTTCTGGACCCATCCAGATACAAAAGTATTTATTCTTGGAAGATAGGAATTTCAAAAATTCAATAATTTATTGGTTAACTAGAAAAATGGATAAAAAGTGATGGTTTCCATGGAGTCAAGTATCTGATTTTATTATATAAGTGATCAATTTTAATGGAAATGGGTAAAAAGTGGAGTGGTCAATTTTTAAGAATATCAATGATTTACTGGATTATTGGAGATTGAGTATGGTTTTGGACCCATCCAGATAGAAAGTATCTGGATGGGAGTTTTATATTTTTAAGAGAGGATGATCATATGGATTAAAGTCCAAATATAGATTTATCCACATCACTATATGTATCAATGTCATTGGATTCATCTTCAACCCAGGAGTTATCTCCAAATTTCACCTTTGGATATTCTTTTTCTTCAATACCAGGGCCTTCTTCCATTTCATTTTCAATGATTTCAAGATCATCAATATTATTAGGCATATGGATTTCTCTTGCTTTTTTGGATTCATTGGAGAAGGAAAAGGGTCTAAGGATGAGTTCCCATATATGTTTTTGACCTTGAAAGATTCTTTCTTCTGAACCAAGATCAACAATTTCATAATTACGATTGTTCCATAAAGTAGTAATAACATCACCTACAAATGGTTGTATTAGATCACCTGATGGATGGTAAGTTAGGAAGGATGGTCCAATATCTCTAATGAACTTGATCTTGGGGATCATGGCATATTGTATAACATCATCTCCTCTAAAGCCAAAGCTTTCAATAATGGATGCTTCTTCTGTTGGTTCATATATTAGTTTAGTCATTATGGGTTCTAGATATGTACCAACGGCATCTTCCCCCCATAGGGGATCAAGGTTGGTAACAGATATCCAATACTTAATTGGGAAGCCGGCAATATCAACAAATTCTTCAATGACACTATTGAATAGGGCGGCTTCACAATTACCTTCTTGAGCAAATAAGTTCCATAGAGGTGTACCAGGTAATGAACATGGGTTACATGTTGTTGTTTGGTTTAAATAATTTGTTCCACAGTCACTAGCCATAGTTATTTCCTTTTTTACCAGTTAATGGTATATTTAAAGTCTTCTTTTGTTAATGGGATTTTTTCATACCAGTATGATGGTTTATTACCATGTTCTTTTTTAATAAATTTAATCTCTTTATACTTTTTAGGTATCCATGATATCATAGTATCGTGAAAATGTTCTAGTTCTTTATTATTAGCAATGAAGTATAATCTTTTAATACTCTTATTATATCTAAAACAATCAAATATACATTGTGATAAATGACCAATTAAGGAGAAACTTTCTGTTCTAGTGAGATTATTTAATCTATTCAATGAGTTATCATTTTTTGGATAGAACATTATATGTAATAGGTCAGTTGATACTCTACCATGGAATATATAACATTTGGGTATGGAGCCAATATCAAATTCAAATTTAAATTCATTATTGGATTTTGTTATAATTTTTAATGGTCCACCTTTTTCACCAAGTTCATTTATAGCATGGTAGTACCAGTCAAATGTATCTATCCATATGAAATCAGAAGCTATTTCATCATCATTTCTATTATTAAAATACTCTTCATTTATATATCTTTTCACAAGTTTTCCTTTTAGATATTTTAAAAATCTCATTTCTTCTTAATTTTAGTATCATATAAGATAGTAACAGTTTGTTTTGGTTTTGGATCAAAAAATACTTCATCATAATCCATTAACTCTTTGGTTAACTTCTTATGGGTATTAGTAAGATTGTCCATCCACATCTCTTTATCAATATCATAAAATCTCTGATCCTTCTTCTCAATATCATCTGCCATAACAGTTTTCCTTTATAAATCAATAGGTTATCCCATTACTATATAAGAACCTTCATAGCTTTCTTCGTCTCTTAATTCTTCTTCTAGTTTTTCTTTTTCTTGTTGGCCTTCTGAAACCAACATATCTCCATCAAGACTTATGGAAGTGTTCCCAATACTATTAAAGCTTGCGAATTTTCTTCTAATAAGACCCAAAGAAATCTTGGATAAAGCTGTTGCATAATCTAGAATCCATGTTCTATCATATAATGATTCATTGTATTCTTCAATATTACTATCTTCATCAACGAAGGTGATTTTAACATTTGAGCCATTAACCAGAACGTTATTAAGAGAAAAGGAGCCGAACATTATGGTTTGGTTATCAGTGTCAACAGTGAATCCAGAGTTATAGACATAATCTTTATCATTAACATTGATAATGATATCTTCTTTTTTGATAGTTTTTCTACTTAACATGAATGTTTTGGTAGCGAGTTGAAGAGGTGTAATGACAAAATTATCAATAGTATAATCGAAAGTTTCAGTCATTGAGGAACCTTCAATATTATAAGTATTGATTTTATTGTATCTACATAACAATTCATCATTTAAGTGGATTTCTTCATTTTTGGTCCATCTAACTATTTTTCTAATATCATCGTGCCAATGCCAATTGGTATATAGTTCTCCATTTTTATAGATATCAAGTTTACTGTTAATAGCGGGACTTGATAATACAAAGTAATTGTTATTTACTTCATTGGAATTAATGATTCTTAATTCGGAAGCAGGGATAATTTCTTTCATTACTTCATCCCATTCTCTTATGACGTATGGTAGAGTAGTACCTTCAATGACGTTGGCTTTTAGTAAAATATAGCCAGGGGAGTCTAGGGTATATGATTTAACAGTATTAGTGGTTGGATCAATTCTTTCAACAGTTAATCCATCATTACCATATTCTGGGGTTGGAGTTAATTCTAACTGGTTAGTTTTTCTATGGTATCTCCATGAATATTTATCTGGATTGTATCTATCTAGAGCTTCCATGAAGTCAAGGACCATGTGATATCCAACTAGGGAGTAGGGATATTGGAACATTGGGTCATAATATCCTTGGTTAAAGAAGTAGTTTTCAACTGAGAATAGAGTTTGGCTACCACCCATGGAGTCAACATCATCATCATATTCGATGATATCAAGGACACCTTTAGGTAGATCATAGAATTTATGACCAGCTTTAAGTGGGAGGGTGAAATAGATCAAGTCAGTAGCATTACCGATGGCCCATTTAATGAATTTTTCTCTGGAGTAGTCAATATGGTCATTGAGTTGATCATCACATAATTCAACTTTAACCATAGGCCATCCAAGTCTTCTTTTAATTTTATTTTTTAGTTCTGATCTTTTCATTTAAGCCTCGTCATTGTATATGGATTTACCTAGTTTATCATTTTTAAAGATTTTAATTTTTTTATGGTACTTTTGGGCTAGTTCCCATGATTTATTTAATTGATCAATGGAAGTGGATAGAATGGATAGAATTTTTTCCATTGATGAGTATTCAATTACTGATTTTTCATTCAATAAGATATTGATTTTATTGATTAAGTTATTCATGGGATTTTCCTTTATCTATTATGGATTTAAACTTTTATTGTAACAACATTTCTTCCTTTTTTTTTATCATAGGTATCAATATAGACACTTCTAATATATGATGTATAGGCATTATCCACATTTATGTTAATTTCATGATCTTTTGGTAGTTTTTGGAGTATTTTAATTAAATCACCAACTGTTTTAGTTGTTACTTTTTCACTTAGTATATTGTCAATTTTATTAGTTAAGTTATTCATGGGGTTTTCCTTTATCTATTATGGATTTAATCTTATTAACAATGTCTTTAGGGAGCATTGGTTTATATATATGGGCATCTATCAATTTTTTATCATCTTCATTTTCGAATGTTATATAAGAGTGACCAGTGAATAGGACTAGGGGTACATTTTTATCAATATCTTTGAATTTCTTAATTAGCTTTATACCTTCGATACCAGGGATGGAGAAATCTGTAATAATGATATCAATATGATTATGGTATAATTTAAAGTAGTTAAGAGCTTCAAAGGGGTTGATAAAGGTGACAATATTGAAATTATAGGATTTAAATACAATTTCAAGAAGGTTAACAATGGATTTTTCATCATCTAGTAGGAGAATGACTTCTTGGTTTCCTATTTTTTCAATATTATCTGGGTTATATTGAAGTTCAGATTGTGATTTATTTCTTTTATCTTTGAAGTAGTTATCAATGTTATCTCTTATCATGGATTCTCTTTTCAGTTTTTTATTGGTATTATGTTGTATTGTTATATGGGATATATAGACAATGAGTAAAATTATAAGTATATAGATCATTTGGTTCCTTTCATTACATTACCACGTATGGGTCATCTACTTCATCATTGATATCTGATAGGATACCCCAGACATCATCATCTTCATTTTCTTTTTTCTTCATGAAGTCAATATCTTCGATGATATCCATTTGAAATAGGTAAGTTGCCCAGTATAAAGCTGATATTAAGTCATCATCATAATTATTAGCACCATATCTATTATTACCTTTATCAACAAAGTCATTGAGTTCCATAATAGTTCTTTGGTCAACTAGAGTCAAGTCACCACTTTCAATCAATTTTTTCATGAATAGGACTGCTTTAGGTTTAGTAATTTTAGTAGCTCTAATACCCAAGTCAGCTAGTTTACCACCGGTATTTATTAAATTTTCATTTTCATAATGCCAATGAATTTGACTTACAACGGCGGCACCATCAGAATTGTTTTCAACCATAAGATAAGCGTTATTATAGTAGTATGATAATCTATTAACAATAGCGGAGAAGTTATAGACATCAATGAAGTTATTTTGGTAAACACAAACTTGGGTTAATTTTAATGGATTGGTACCATCGATTCTTAGGATTTGGCAAGTGGAGTAATGTTTACCAGTACCTTTAGCCACATCATTTCCAATGGTATAGGAGGCACCAGGTATAGGTTTTTCATATACTCTTAGACAGTCATTAAGGTCATATATCAATGGTTCAATATAGGCATTTTGGAGACATTGTAACACTTCTGGAGCAATAACAGTGGATGAGCTACCTAAGAATTCACATGCGTATTCCTGGGAAAAAGCTAACTTACCTAAGTTTTTCATTTCTTGTTTAGCCCATGCTTCTGTTCTGGTTGGTACTGATCTCCAGTCAAATTTATTATGTTTAAAGGTATTGGTTCCCTTTTCAGCACCAGTATAGAGTCTATGGAACAAGTTATACATACCATTTGGAGTGGAGATAATGATAATTTTTGAGGAATTGGAGGCAGAAATGGTTGGATAATTACTTCTCCAGAATTCTTCTGCTTTCCAAGGTGGATCAACGAAGCCTAATTCATCACATACTAGACAATTATGGACATCAATTCCATTAGCTATAAATGAGTGGGTATCTTTTACATTAATGGCATCATATACAGGAACCGTGTTATTGGAGTATGTTTTATCTAATACTGTGATATCATTATATAATACATCATTAATGTTTATATTATTGGATTCTATCCATTTATTATTTCTTTTAATTTGGTGGTTATGGGTACAGCCAAGTATTTCACCATTTGATAGTGATAAGTTTACAATATTATTGGATTCTCCTGATTGTATAAAACCGTCAAATTCTTTGAAGCCTGTACTTGTTAAGATTTGCATTTTGGTATAAATCCTCTTTTCCAACCAACTGGTATACACAGTTTTTTCTCTAGTGTTTCTGGATCATAGCAGTAAACCTTGCCTGTATTTGTACTTTTTCCTTTTCTACCATTTGATATGTTTTTTAGCTTGTTCTGATCTTTTCATACCTCTATGTGTTTCCGCTGTTTTTCTTATTTTTTCTGGATTTTTATTAACTTTATTAACAATATCAATAGGTATTTTTCTACCTTTCATTTTTTTGGATATCTTTTCATTTCTTTCTGGTGTTATTGATTTTTTGTACCATTCATCATGTTCCTCTTTAGTAAAATTCTTAAACATTTCTATTTTACCATCACTTAATTTCTTTTTAGTTTCATCAGACATTTTTCTACCTGTCATTATCTCAGACATTTTCTTTTTGGTTTCTTCTGATACAACTCTACCCATACGTGTTTCGGACATTTTCTTTTTATTATCACCATCATCCCAAAATGCTTTTGATTTATTACTTAAAATGGCTTTTGTATCATCTGTATGGTTGTATGTGCCTCTTGTTTCTTGTATTTTATTAAGTGTTTCTTTAGTATGATGTTTACCATAAAATCCATTATTTTCACCATATAATATACATACGTTACCACCAATGGAGAGATTGTATGTATCATCCCTATCAACAAATTCTTTATTTACAATGGACTTTTCTAGTAGTTCAGCATCTATTTTATTATCAAATATTTCTATATACTCTTTAATAAATGACTCTGGTCCATATTTTTCAACAGCTCTTTTGAGGTATTTACCAGAGCCAAGATAACCATCATCTAGATCATCAGTTGAATGGAAGCCAACATATATCATATTATTAATTTTATTTGTTACCTTATATACAGTATAATACTTTTTACTATCACTTATTTTCATAAATTCAATCCCCTCATCATTTATATTAAATATTTGGTTATATTTAGTCTCAGATGAGGTAGCTTTTTGGATAGTTGTATAAAATAGTTCATCATTATCGTTGATATAACATACTTTGGCATCACCTGTTAAGCAGTTTATAGGTTCTCCACGGAAACTATCTTTACTGGTGGCAGCAATCATTATTTTACAGTGGTTATCAAATTCAACTGATTTTTCAGCCCATCTTATAACGCCTGGTTTAAGGTAAGCTGGTAGTTGTTCATACATATATTTTATTCTAGCAAGGAATGATTTAGCTGAGTCTTCTTTATTGGATACTATACCAATGGTTTTATGTGATTCAAAGCAAGCGTAGGATAGTACATAGGCACCAACAACAGTAGTTTTTCCTTGTTGTCTACCGCAAAGGTTAACAGTGAATCTATGTTTAAGGAAGTCTTTAATTAAGTGTTCTTGGAATGGGAACATGTAGTCAGCGAATTTAACCACACCATGGTCACCAGTGACTATTTTGATATATTCTTTGATAAAGTATAATCTATTTTTTTTACACTTACTAAGTTCTTTGATCATCTTAGGGGTGTATTCTATTTCTAGATTAGGTGCTTTTACGAAGTTATCATATGATACAGGCATTACAAATTTATCCTTTAATGGATTTTAGTTAATCTCATTATCTCTTATGAGAATGGCTTCACCTTGTATCCATACTTCTCTGTATGGTTTAAGGTTATTGATACCTAGTTTAAATCCATGTTTTTTAGGGTCAAGGAGTTTATTAAAGTGTTCAGGTATATAGGTATCACGTTTAAACATTTTTTGGGTTAATTTAAAGAAGAGATGTAATGGATTCAGATCATTATCATCTAGTATTTTATTGGGATCGAGTTTTTCTATTCCGTTTTTAAAGGAGTTCCAGTTATTATCATCAACATTGATATTATACTTATTGAATAGGTGAGCTAATACTCTATTAAAGAATGGTATATCATGTAATGGTCTATCAAAGTCAAAGCTGAACCAAATATCTTCTTTTGGGCAGATTCCAATTTTGGAGTTATCATATGGTATTACTTGAAATGCGTTACCATATGATGTAGCTTCTATAGGGTTAGTGGAGCATATAATACCTTTTGATCTTTTTGGATAATTTTTCCAAGAGGGAAGGTTATCCATTAGGAGGGTCATGTAGTTTTCAGTATTGATTGATACTCTTGGTAGACCTTTATTACTATCCACATAGCCATAATCAATGGAGAGTGATCTAATACCTCTGTAGATTTTTTGGTTACCAATATTTTTACAATGCTTATTTACTAATTCAAGGGCTTTATCTTTATCAATGGATTGGGTTCTACCTTCTGTTAGGTAATGGAGGAATTTAGTCATTTTTTAAGTCCTCATAAAGATACATTCACCTTGTATCCAGATTTCATTATCAGTGTATGTTTTAACATTATCAATACCTAGTCTAAAGTTATTTTTAATTGGACTTAGAATATCATTAAGATGTTGGATGATATTTTTATTAGTTTCAAATAGGATTTTAGCTAGTTTTTGATAATATGCTTCATAGAATTCATCTTTTAATATGATACCTAAGTCAAGTTTTTCTAGTCCGTTTTTAAAGGAGTTCCAGTTATTATCGTCAACTTTAATATCATAGTATTTGAAGGTATTTTTAAGCAGTTCATTGATATCAGGTATAATATAGTGACCTTTAAAGGTGTTATAGAAGCTATCCCACATATCATGTTCTGGACAAATTCCAATTTTTGAGTTATCATATGGGAATACTTGGTAAGTTTCACCATAGTTATATGCTGTACCTTCATCAGTGGAGCAAATAATACCTTTTGATCTTTTTGGATAATCTTTCCAGGAGGGGAGGTTATCTATTAATAAGGTAACATAATTAAGGGTATTAGCTGAGGTTCTGAGTTCACCTTTATTACTATTGATATAACCAAAGTCTTGTTTAAAATTTTTAATACCTCTGTATATTTTACTAACTTTGTTTCCCATAGTTTTATCATAGTTTTTGGAGCAATGTTTATCTATTAATTTAAAGGCTTTATCTTTATCAATGGATTGGGTTCTACCTTCTGTTAGGTAATGGAGAAATTTAGTCATAAGTCACCATCAATTTTTTAATACTATCAAGGGAATGTTTATCTTCACTGATAAGGATACATTCACCTTGGATGAATACTTCTCTTTCTTCATTGAGATTTTTAATACCCATTTTAAAGTTATTGAATTCTGGATCAAGCATATTATCAAGATTGATTATGATATTTTTCCCATTAAATAATATATCAATGATGGACTCATATTTTTCAAAGTAGTATTCTTCATCTTTGGGTAATGTATCAGGATTGAATTTACTTTGGAGTTCTTGTAGTGATTTTACAAATGTGTTCCAGTTTTTATCATTAGTATTAATTTTATATGCTAAAAATAACTTTTCAAATAAAGTATTAAAGGAGTTTACACCATATCTTAAGTGTGTAAAGCTATCCCATACATCATATTCTGAGCAGATTCCAATTTTGGAGTTATCATATGGTATAACATGATATAAGTTACCATAACTATCTGAATTACTCCAACTAGTGGAGCAGATAACACTTCTTGATCTTTTGGGCCATCCATTCCAGGAGGGAAGGTTATCCATTAATAAGGTTGTATAGTTTAGAGTATTGGCTGATACTCTTTCCCTACCTTTATTGGTATCAATATATCCAAAGACAATACTTTCATGAACACCTCTGTAGATTTTACGTCTACTATCTTCAAATAGATACTTATAGTTCTTTTTACAATGAGTTTTAATAAGTCTAATTGCGGTAGGTTCTGGTATTCTTTGAGTTCTACCTTCTGTTAAATATTGGAGAAATTTCATTTATAAGTCCTTTAATTTATTAAAGAAATTTTGTATATCATTATTTTTAAAATCTGCTTTGGTGATAAAGATGCACTCACCTTGTATCCAGATTTCTTTATTACTTTGGATTTTTTCTATACCCATTTTAAAGTTGTTGAGTTTTGGATCAAGTAATTTATTGAAGTTATCAATGAAGGGTTTGGTTTCAAGGAACTTATATAGAGTATCATCAAGTGGGTATCTTTCCAATTCAGACAGTGATTTTTTAAGTTTATTCCAATTTTTTGATGAGCCTTGGATATTATTTTTCATAAATGAGGCATTAAGTCTATAGTTAAACATGTCAACATCTATTGGACTGAGTACATAGAAACTGTTCCATACATCATCTTCTGGACAAATTCCAATCTTAGTATTATCATATGGTATAACATAATATAGGTTGCCATAATTTCCGGCATATCTATTTGAAGTAGTACAAATAACACTTTTGGATCTTTTTGGCCAACCTCTCCATGAAGGAAGTTTATCCATAAATAGTGTCATATAGTTATAAGTATTAGCCGATACTCTGGGTTCACCTTTATTGGTATCAATGTATCCAAAGTCTTCTCCAAAGTTTTTAATACCTCTATAGATTTTTATAGAGGTATCACTTTTAAATAGTCTTTTGAAGTTATTTTTACAATGAGTTTTAATAAGGTCAATAGCTTTATCTTCTGATAGTGATTCAGTTCTACCGGTGCTAGTATAACTACCAAAGCCTTCTGTTATGTAATTTTTAAACCTGGTCATGTAGTTCCTCTGTAGTTTTCTCTTCTTTTAAATTGGTTTCATAGAAACTTCTTTTAAGTTTTCTGACACCTTTTTCATAGATATCTTTATACTGTGGGAAGTCTATTAAGAATTCCTCTTTTTCTCTGGCTTTTTTCCATATACTACCACCACCTATTCTGAGGGCAATATAGGGTGGGTAAGTACCTGTTTTAAATTTATTAACTTCTTCATTCATTTCATAGAATATGATATCTGATATTTTTCTATCACATTCAACGAAGATAAAGTTGTTCATCTCTTCTGTGAATACTATCAATCCACCATATGTATATAGGAAGTCATGTAGAAAGGCACCAAGATATAGGATACTGTTTGGAGTATATAGGAATCTTAACATAACAGGTATACTAGCACCATTAAAGAGGAAGTGTTTTGGTATGAAGCAACATAGGTTGATATTTCTATGGAATCCGAGAACTTCATTACATCTTCTTGGTAGAATTTGGTAGAAGTCTTCCATTAGGAGTTCATTAGGTAGACTACCTCTCCATAGTTTATATTTTTCCCACCATGTTTTAGCATCGTGAAGGTTAATGGGAATATTTCTAACTATTGGCATATGTAGGAAATCTGCATTTTTGGGTATTATCATGGTTGGGTTCTCCTTATTCTATCTCTCTTAGTTGTGCTATTATGTATCTTATATTAATTCTAAGAGCATTAATTTTCTTTCTTAGTATAGGATCATCCACATCTTTGATTTTGGATAATGCTTCAAAAGCATCATCTAAGATTGACATTTCCTTGCCATAGGTTTTAAGAAGATGTGGTCTTTCATTTAAGAATATCTTAAGTTTCATTATAATTTCCTATAGTTTCAATGGTTTACATACTTTCTACTTTATCAACGAGTTTTTTATATTGTATATCACTTATTTTAATTGCTTTTTCCATTAAATTATCTAGTTCTGTATCCCTTGAATTTTTGGGTTCAGGTAGTGTTTTTATAGAGTCTGTGAATGGTTTTATGATTTTATTAGCTATTTTATCTACCTCTTTTAGATTAATAGTAGTACCTTTTATATTTTTCCATCCATTATTTTTAATGTTTTCTTTATAAAATACAACTTGTCCAGTGAAGTTATCTATAACTTTATCCAGATATATGTAGTTGAAATAATTGGATAATCTAGTTACTTTAGTGATGTATTCCTTTTTTTTATAATCAGGATCACCTGCTATAGACATCCAGTGAGCATAGTTAATAATAACTTCTCTAACGTCTTTAAACTTTTTGTGATATTCATCACCACCCATATATCTAAACTCAACATGATTTTTTTGTAAATCTACTAGATTGATTCCAAGATATTTATCCATATTCAAACCATTGAGTAATTTACTATCTTTAGCTACTTTGATCACATCTTCTGGACCAAATGGAGTAATTTTTTCAACATGACCTACTTTTATACTTTTAGCATAAGAGTTGCCAATTCTACTGGAGAATTTCTTATATATTAAGCCTTCATCAGCGAATAGTATAAGTTTAAGTGGGTCAAGTTCTTTGCCATTATTAATAGACATATGGACATGAAATCCACAATCATTATTTGTATAACCCACATCATCTATCCAGTCAAATACTTTCTCAATAGTTTTAATCAACTCTGATAATTTTAGTGGTGGAGTAATAATTTCAATTCCACCATCACCAAGAGAACCATCTGGTCTAACATCCCAGTCTTTTGTAAATTTTACTGGGAATCCTAAGTCTACAATATCATCTTCTGTTGGTTCTCCACCATCACTTCCACTCACAATGTAATCA